GTCTGCGTTGCTGTCTGCAATGGGTCGGAGTTGTCAGTCACATCTAAATTTGCTGCTATCAAATGGCTGCCAGCTATTACACGCCCGTAGATAACGGGAAGAGTAGTTCCCGTTCCAACCGTATTAGCAGGTCCGGTAAAGGCATAAGACTGATTGCCGGATGCACCTCTTGTAATGCCATCAGGTCCATTGCCACGAACATTTGTACCTTCGCCTCTAATTCGATTTGCCTTTGGCAGTTCTGGTTGGGGCGAAAGAAGGCTTGCCGTTCCAGAAAGAATGAGAGCAATACCAATATTGCCTGCCGCAACAGTCAGGGTCGATCCTAAAGTAACAGCAGCTCCCGCAGCAGCGGTCGAGCCAAATCCAACCGCTCCGCCTGCAAATAATCCTGCGCCAGGAAGTGCAACTGCCAATGCCACCAATCCAACACCAATCAAAATCTGCGTCGTAGACCCGCCGCCAGAACCTGTAATTACTGGCACCACAAGCAATGGCTTGCTGCCAAACGGCAATTGCAGCTCGTCATATCCCATTGCCGCACCACCTTGGATCACCTTGTACCCAACGCCGTTTTGGTGCGCCTGCATCAACTCAGCTTTTAATACTGGATAGTTGATGCAAAGCAGCTTGATTGCATCAGCAGGCGTTTGAAGGTTGTAATACTCGTGCTTCTGGCCGTACTTCTCACCCAGCTCACCCGCCAACAGAACTAGCTGCATGGCGAAAAACTGCCGCAACGCTTTTCCTATAGTAACGGCTTAAAGGCTCTAAAGCACTCAAGCTGTTCATACGCTGGTGCAAGATTTTGTCCCCTCCCACATAGATGGCCGCGTGCATTGGATTTTTTGTGCCAAGCCTCATGATCAGAACGTCATGCTCGCACCGTTCATCAAAAAGCACCGGCTTGAAACCAATAGCTTTTGCGTGCTTGAAAAATATGCTGTCTGTACGCTCCAACGACTCAGGACGCGGAAAATCTGGCAGGTCAATTCCAAGCAGCCCGTAGTACCCACGAAGCAGGGAGTAGCAGTCAGTTTTGCCGTAATCCCACTGACGGCCTAGCAAGGCTTGATAGTTAACCATTGATCATCTGGCACGGAGTAAACGTACCAAGGAATCTTGGTCTGCGTACAGGCTTTTCGATCATGCTCACTGACTGGTGTGCCTTGTGGGTGCGAATGCACTACAGCTTCAATCGTGCCAGCAAACATCGCACGGGCATAGTCAACAGGATTAATTGCGAAATCTGTAGCTGGGTCTAGCGCAATATTTCGACAAGGGAAATAACGGCCATTAACAACTAGGCCACACGCTTCGTTGGGGCAAACAGCCTTGGCGTGCTTTACAGCATTAAGCCTGAAGTCTTGCTCCATAGAACCCGCCATAAGGCAAATCGACATTGTTACCAAATCTTTTTTTACAACTTGATAACTTTTTTCCGCAAATATCGTTAGTCACATTTCCATCAGCGTCAACAATTTTATTAGCAGCAGCAATCTTAGAATCGTTAACAGTAAAGCACTCATCACCTTCATATCCACACTCTGTCCCTCTGTACTCCCAAGGGCAAAATTCTTCAATAGTTCTGCGTGGTAAACTTATATTGACCAAATCAATCTTTGGAGCAAGCTCAAATTCAACAAATTGTTGATTCTCGCCTGAAACTCGATCGATATACCAAGTCTCAACGATCTTAGCGTTTTCGTCCGCCGTGTCATTGAAGGTTTGCATGATCAAGGAATCGCCAGTTTCTGTTGTCAAAGCGTCGGCAACATCTGACTCAACTGCAAAAGGTACTTGCTGATTAAAGTTAGTCGTATCAATAAACTTGGCAAATGTACGAATCCTTTGAACCTTTGCCCCTAAAGGGTTATACGTCAGCATTAAAGTTGTGATTGCATTATTTACGTTTGCAACCTTAAGCGTGGGGCGGGGCAGTGTTCCCCTCCCTGAAAATTCAAACCCATCAATTTCAACTGGTACGGCTGGATACGTTTGACCACCAAACTTAATGTCTTCCGTTAAGCCGTTCTTGCCTGCGTGGTAATACAAAGTAATTTTAGGCCCATCGTTAATTTTTGGCGTCAGATAAACCTCAAACAAATCAATAACTGCTGTTGGTGCAAGGCGAAGCAGCTCTTCAGCTAACGGTTCAAACGCCTGCCAAGTGCATGTCCCATCAACCAGTTCTTGCGTAATCTTGAACGGAAACGACGGCTCTTGATTAGGGAATGTGGCGTAAGTGTCAAGAGTGTCTGTCGTTCCAGCAACGACGCACTTAAAAGCAAGCGTATTGTCTTTTGCAGGGTCAGCGCGAACAACGTCACCGATTGCGTAAGCCTTCTCAGCTTCCCACTTATGTAAGGCATAGGGATAAGCCATTAGACCTCAAATACTTGAACGAAAGTAGCTGTAATATTAAACAAATTTGAATATGGCATTGTTTTTGTCCAGTCTGCACAAACCCATTTGTAAGTAGTCGCCTCGTCTGGTGGAGACCAATTAAATGACTCAACGCCTTTGCGAGCCTCTAAGAAATCTTCAATCGTGTTGGTGTCAGTTGCTGTCTTGTTTTGCCAAGATAAACTCCAAACCTTTGGATCCTGATTAATACCAAAAGTTGCTCGTTGCGAATACCCCGATCCAAATTGAATTGATCGAACGTTTGGTTGTGCTTTTTTTGATGCCCCATAATCTGGGGCAATATTAGGAAAAGTAGCCATTAACTCAACAGTCCTCCAGGTCGTTTTTGCTTAACTAGCTCAGCTTGAACAGCTGCACCAATTGCAGAACCAAGCGCCTTAGCGTTTGGTTGATCTCCTTGCACGTTAGATCCAGAAGCGTCAACGTTGACCACTACGTTACTGACTCCCCCACCAGAAGCTTCAACGCCAAGCCTGCCATTAGCTCCACGACGTAAAGGCATGATGGCTTCGGTGCCCGCCTCACCCATTAAGCCGTAGTTGCCGACGCCACCCTGCTTGTATTGGAACAAAGTTGGTTTAGTAACTAGGCCGCCCTTGTCATAAGGCACGATTCCGTTCTTCGCTACTGCAAGACCATTCGCTGCCATTGCCCCAACACCTCCGGGAATTGTTGTGGGAGGAGTCATGCCTTTCGTTACAGCTCCTTTTGCTGCACTAAGACCCAAGAAGCTGCCAACTCCTGGAATAGCAGAAAGAGCTTGAAAAATGGCAGCCTTGGCAATCATTCGCGCCAGGTCTTGCAATATCGACTTGGCCATATCTGCAAAACTTGCCTTGCCCGTTGCCACAAAATCAGCGAAAGCATCGCCAAAACTATTGACTGCTTGGATGCCAGCTTCGCCTAATGCAGTGTTCAGATCCATTGCTGACTCAAACACCTCTTTCAAGCCATCCTTGAACTTGCCCAAAGGACTCGCTGCCTCTACAAGCGCAGCATGTACAGCCTCAAACTGTTCAGGGAAGAGCTTGGTGAGTTCAAAAGCTTGCTGTCTGATCTCTGCTTGTTTTCCTTCCTCCTCTGTTATCTCTCCTGTTACTAACTTAATCTGGCTGAGAGCAAGTGCTTTTTCTTGCTCCTTCTTGGTTCTCTCTTCTGCTTGCTTCTTAAGAGATTCCTCCAAAGCGAAAATATCATTAGCGGTTTTTACGTTGATTTTGTTGATCTCTACTCGTTGCTTTTGAGGGAGTAAAGACTCAGCGTCTACAAGCGCAGCACTCTTTGCTGCCAGAATCATTTCCTTCGTAAGTTGCAAACCTTTTTGCCTAAGGTTATTGGCAGCAATTAATGCGTCTGCTCTTGCTTTGGATATGTCTTTCGGGACTGTGCCGCCTGTGCCGCCTGTGCCGCCTGTGCCGCCTCCCGTGACAGTGTCGTACTTAGAGCGTGGGAGAAGATTAGCGGGAATAGGTGCGCCTTGAGTTTCATCGTATAAAGCTGTTGGCCGACGATCTCTTAGTCGTTTGATCTGTTTGTCTAGTGAATCTCGGTCAATCTCATCAGCAGTTTGTCCAATGCCAACTACATTAAACTCTGAAGAACTTCCCTCTTCGCCGCGTCTTTTGAGAATCCTGGCAATTACTTCATCTCGCTTTTTCTCAAGCTTTAAAATCTCTGCATCTACTTGTTCTACAGTGCCCTCTCTTACAAGGTTGTTAAATCTTTTTTGCTCCTGGGACGCATTGTAGATATTGACAGCCAGAGCAGCAGCACCCGCAGCCAGAGCCGTATATGGATTCAACAAGGCTGCTGCATTGAGACCCACCAAAGCCTTTGCTGCAACAATAGCATTCAGTTTTAGAGTAAATATTGCAGCAGAGAGGCTACCAATCGACGCAACAATTGCAGCAATCTTTCCGACAGCAATAATTGCCAAAGCTGCTGCAGCGGCAACAACAATTTTGTCTATATTCTTTGCTACTGCTGCAAATGCTTTTGCAATTACAGGAAGTATTTGAACAAGGACTGGAGTGATCTCCTTAATAAAGGTAGCAAAGGTGTTTTGAAGCTCAGCTCCTGTTGAGATCAATGCACCACCGACCCTAGCCTTCATGTCGTCGAATGCAAGCGTCAGCCTTGCCCCGGCTTCTTCATTAGAGCTAGCAATTTTCTTTGCAGTGCCATCGAATTTAACTCCTAGCTCCACAATAAAATTCATCAACTCGTTCAGGCCAACCGTTCCAGCCTTTAAGTTTTTTTGAAGCTCAGGCAGCGTCATTTTGTTCGCCTTGGCAAACATCGTCACGGCTCCTGGGAGGCGCTCGCCGAGTTGCCCAGAAAGTTCTTCTGCGCTGACCTTGCCCTTAGAGAACACCTGAACCATCGCCGTAATGGCGCCTTTTACGTCGTCAGAACTACCGCCTGTTGCTTTGATTGCAGCAGTCACATTCCTGAATGTTGTCTCCGCATCGGTCATGGGGCCATTGGCACCTTTAACCGCAGCGGCAAGTCTTGTTATGCCACGAATACTCTGCTCCTGCGGTACATTTAATTCTGCACTTACTCTTGCTGCAGCAGCGAGAGCCGAAGTGTATTCGTCAGAAGTGTCGGTTACGCCTTCAAGAGCAATTTTTAATTTTCCAATTTGTGCCGCATAGTCAGCTGCAGCGCCAATAGCCTTCCTGATGCCGCCAACCTGAGCACCAATGGCAGCGCCTGCAAAAGCACCCTGCACGCCACCAAAGGCGCCTAATGCGCCACCAATTGCACCTTCAGGACCACCAAAAATGCCGCCAGAAATAACTGCACCAGCTACCTGTGTTGCCTGACGGGCGCCGCCACCGCCCCTTCGGCCTTGAGCCTTGTTTAACTGCTTCTCATATTTGCCAATGTCAGCAGTTAGCTCTTTAAACTCCTTGCTATTGATATCTGCTTCTCTTCTTAATGCTCTTAAAGCCGTAACTTGCCCTTCAATCGTGCTGATGCTTCTATTGCCTTGCTTTGCAAAATCATTTACTGATCTTCTTACTTTGTCTATCGAAGGGCCCGTCTGCCCCGCTACTACTTGTAATTTTTTTATTGAATTCCCAATCTTGTCAATTATCTGCTGGGAGCCAGATCCCGCCTTGAAATCAAGCTTGATGGAAAGAGTCTCAATTGCCTTTGCCATCAGAGCGTTTCCGAAGTTCCTTTAGGGCCGCCGCCTCCATTATCTGAAGACGCTCGAGCATGTCTCTACGATCCTCCACATTGTAGAGGCCAAACAAGCCTTCGGAACCTAGCAGTACCTCATATTTCAATCCGACATATCCACTCATTGACACCTGCCACTGGGTCTGCAGTCGCAAAAACATGATGACTGCATCCCAGTTTTCATCCCAAACCTCGAAATCCGTAGATTCCTTTGGCTTCGACTTTGGCAGGCTTATCCCAAAAGCAGCTGCATCATCATTGGTTTTGTCCTCGACTTCTTTGCCGCCGGACGCCCAATAAATCGCAGCCTCTCTTAGTTTCCCGACTCTGCTCCCTCGTAGGTCTTGGTGTAAGCACCAAGCACAGCTTTTACCCAGTCGACATCATCTGCGAACTCTTCAAGCTCCTTTCCTGAGAAAGGGACATTCTTGCCTTCCTCATCTTGGATGCCTTCCCATCCCACCATGACTTTCTTCAGCAATGGCAGCCCAGAGTCTTCTCCTAAAGAATTAAGCTCGGAAAGTTTTATTCTTTTGAATACAGCCGTAAATTCAAATTTGTCAAATTCGCCTGGACGATCCTCGCTTGGCTCTGTTACTTCGACAGGCCATTTGAAAGTTTTTACCTTTTTACGTACAAAAGCCATTGGGTAAGTG